CCTTTCCCGCGCTCCCGTCAAAAGTCCCGTTTGGGGGGTTACCTGATGGCCCGGACAGGCCGCCCCCGTAAACCCACGCACCTCAAGCTGATAGAGGGCACATTCCGAAAAGACCGCGCGAATCCTAACGAGCCCAAGCCCCGCAAGGGGACACCGCAGTGTCCAGCGTTTCTCGGCGACGTCGCGAAGGCGGAATGGCGCCGCATCATTCCGGAGATGCGCGCGATGGGAACGCTCAACACCGCGGATCGCGCTGAGATGACGCGCTACTGCCAGGCCTGGGCGCGGTGGCAGGAATGCGAGAAGGTCGTCGACGAGATGGGAATGACATTCACGACCGACAAGGGGTACGTGGTGCCCCGTCCCGAAGTCGGTAACGCGCTCAAGTTCCAGAAGGCGATGTCGGAAGCGGCGTCTAAGCTGGGCCTCAATCCTCAGGCGCGGTCGACGGTGAAAACTGCAACACCAGCTGCTCCGAAAGACAACGCAGCCTCTTTCCTCTTTGGCAACAGCCGTAAGTCCGGTTAGGCGGCGGCGCAAGGCCGCCAAGGCGTCCCAACCCCCCAAGGGGCTGTCGCGCGCCATTGGCAAGTATGAACGCCTTGCCTACGAGCGACACGCGAAGGATCTGGCTCTCGCTGCTTCTGATAGCGGTCACCCGAAGGGCTATTGGTTCGACGGGAAGGCCGGCGAACGCGTGATCCAGTTCGTGGAGGGGTACTGTCGCCACTTCGAAGGTGAATGGGCCGGCCAGCCGCTCAAGCTTGAGGAATGGCAGCGGTTCGTGCTGCGTTGCGTGTTCGGCTGGAAGCGCGCGGACGGCACGCGTCGGTTTCGCATCGCGTACGAGGAAGTGCCGCGGAAGAACGGCAAATCGACATCGATCGCCGCCGTGGCCGATTACCTCACGTTCGGCGATGGTGAGGCTGGCGCGCAGATCTACGCTACGGCGACGAAAGAGGACCAGGCGAAAATCGTCTGGAACGCCGGGCTGAAGATGGTCAAGTCCTCACCGGAGCTGCGCCGCTTCGCCACACTGCGCCGGAAGTCGATCGTCTGCGATCCGTTAGGCTCGTCGTTTCAGCCGCTGGGTTCGGATTCAGACACCCTGGACGGCCTGAACCCCCACGGTCACATCTGCGACGAGCTCCACGCGCATAAGACACGCGGTATGTGGGATGTGATGCTGACCGCGATGGGTGCGCGCCGACAGCCGCTGACGTTCGTCATTACGACGGCTGGCATCTACGAACCCGAGTCGATCGGCTGGCTGCAGCATGACCATGCTGTGAAGGTGCTGGATGGCGTGGTCGAGGACGACGAGTTCTTTGCCATCATATTTGCTGCGGACGAGGATGACCGCTGGGACGATCCGGCAACGTGGGCCAAGGCCAACCCGAACTATGGCGTCAGCGTCAAGCCTGACTATTTGCGCCAGTTGAGCCACACCGCGTCGGTCCAGCCGTCGTTCCTGAACACGTTCCTCCGCCTGCACCTCAACCGTTGGACGCAGCAGCGGGATCGGTGGATAAGCGTAGACCAGTGGCGGGAGTGCGACACGGACCTAACGAGGGCGGAATATGATGCGCGGGAGACGGCGCTAGAGGGTCAGCCCTGCTTCGCCGCCTTCGACCTCTCCACCAAGCTCGACATCACCGCCCTCTGCCTTCTGTTCCCGGCTGACTGGTCGCTCCTGTGTCGCTTCTTCGTCCCGGCGGAGAATGTCCAGAAGCGTGTTCAGCGTGACCGCGTGCCTTACGACGCGTGGATCCGTGACGGGTGGCTGCTCGCCACGCCTGGCAACGTCATCGACTACGCGTTTTTGAGAGCAGAGGCAAAGCGGTTGGCGGATCGCTACAACGTGCGTGAGTGGGCCTTCGATCCGTGGAATGCAACGGAAACCGCAACCACACTCCAATCCGAGGACGGATTTACGATGGTCGAGTTCGGGCAGGGCTTCCGCTCGATGTCTGAACCCGCCAAACGATTCGAGGAGCTGGTGGTTTCCGGGAAACTGAAGCACGGCGGCCATCCCGTGCTGCGCTGGATGGTCTCGAACGTCGCAAAGCGTGAGGACCCCGCTGGCAACATCAAGCCGGACAAATCAGCCTCTGCCGATCGCATCGACGGTGTCGTGGCCTCGATCATGGCGTTAGGCAGGGCGATCGTGGCCGAGCCAGAGAACGACGGTTCGTGGCTCGTGGCCACGCTGCCCTATGGGGGCGGGGGGTTGCAGTGAAGTTCGCCGAACGCTTCCGCGGGTTCGTGCGACAAGTACGCCAGTTGGCGTCAATGAGCGCGAAGGATCTGCAGATCTTCTACGATCAGTCGCGGATTTCGCAGTCGTTGCCGACGTCGCGCTCGAACGGGTTGCAGTCGAACGTGCTCATGTCGCCCGTGATGTGGGTGATGCGCGCGTTTACCGAGGCGCGGCTCGTCGTGCAGCGTCGCGAAGTGGATGCGGGCGGTGGGCTGCTGTGGCGCCGCTCGCTCGATCACGATGTGGAGTTGCTGGTCCAGCGGCCCAACCCGTTCTACAGCGGCGACGCGCTGTGGAAGGGGACCGCCCTCTCCTATGTGATGGACGGGAACGCGTACTGGCGCAAGGTCCGAAACGTGTTCGGCGAGGTCGTGCAGCTCTGGTATGTGCCGCATTGGATGATCCGCCCAGTATGGCCGACCGATGGTTCGGTCTTCATCAGCCATTACGCCCTCACGACCGGCATGGGCGGCCCATTCGAGCTCCCGGTACGCGATGTCGTTCATTTCCGGTTCGGCCTCGATCCTGAAAACCCGCGGCTCGGCTATTCGCCGCTGAAGGCGATCCTGCGCGAAGTGTTGACGGACGACGAGGCCGCAAAGTTCAGCGAGCAGATTCTCGCGAACATGGGTGTCCCGGGTCTCGTTATCAGCCCGCAGAAGAACTCCGGGTTCAAGCCGAACGCGGACGAGGTCAAGCGGCTGCAGGCATACTTCGATCAGGCGTTCACCAGCAATCGCCGCGGCGGCGCACTGGTGTTAGGCGGCGCGACCGACGTCGCGCAGTTCGGCTTCGACCCGAACAAACTAATGCTCCCGAACCTCCGCGACATTTCGGAGGAGCGGGTGTGCGCTGCGTTAGGCATCCCTGCAGCGGTCGTCGGCTTCGGTTCGGGATTGCAGTCCACCAAAGTGGGTGCCACGATGCGCGAGCTTGTGAAGCTGGCGCGCGTGCAGTGTTTGAACCCGATGCTCTGGACGTTCGGCGAAACGGTGACCGAGCAGTTGCAATCCGATTTCGTTGGCGATCGGTTCCAGCAGACGTTCCGCTGCCGGTTCGATGTGTCGGAAGTCAGCGCGTTCCAGGAGGACGCGAAATCAGAAGCCGATCGCGTCGCGCTGCTGGTCCGCGAAGGCGTGCTACGCGTCGATCGCGCCCAGCAGATGTTGGGGCTGGAGGTGGATACCAGCCGCGCCATCTACCTGAAGGATGAGGCAGCGGCGCCGATGCCACCTAACGGTGACGGCGGTGCTTCGACACCAGAACCGACGCGCGAGCCCGCATCAACCGAGGACGACCCCGTAGACGAGAAGGATCTGGCCGCCATCCGGCACCGCTGGGCGCCGGCCCTGACCAACGGCAACGGCAAACACTGACCCCGAGACCCATGACAGCCACCGCGATCAGCAAACTTCCCATGAACGAGCGCCCGATCATCACCGACCCGGATCTAGCGGCGGCGGTGGAAGAGATGCTGGCCCCGTACACAGGTCGGGCGCTGGAACGCGCGCAAGCTGCCGTGCGCCGCGTAGCGATGGGGGCGACGCAGGGCACCTTCGGCGATCTCGTTGAGGCGTACCGAAAGGCGATCAAGTCGGCGGTCAACGATAAAGGAGACGGCTGATGGCTGATACCAAAACGATCACCTTCGCCGGCTTCGAGGTGAAGGATGAAGCCAAGGGTGAAGTGGCGGCGAAGATTGCGACGCTCGAAGTCATCGACAAAGACGGTGACATCATCCGCAAAAGCGCACTCCCGAAAGGGGCGAAGGCCGCCATGTCCAGGTGGGGTCATGATGCGGTGTTCGGTGAAAGGCCAGTCGGCAAGGGTCCGCTCATCGAGAAGAACGGCGAATTGCACTTCGCGGGCAAAGTATTCCTCAAGACCACCGAAGGGCGCGAGACGTTCGAGACGATGAAAGAGATGGGAACGGATCAGGAGTGGTCCTTCGCGTTCAAGGTCGCCGGCTGGGAGAATCCGAGCCCTGACGAAAAGAAGCAGGGTGCCTATCGCATCATCACGAAGATGGAGCCGGTGTCAGAGAAACTGTTTGAGGTGTCGCCGGTTCTTGCTGGTGCTGGTATGGGTACGCACACAACGAGCCTGAAAAACGACAAAGCCGCGGACGTGGCGTTCACCGACGCGCAGCGCGCCGAAATCAAGTCGATCGTGCAGGAGGCAGTGAAAGAGGCGGTTGCAGCCATCGACGCGAAAGCAGAACCGGGTGCGCCGAACACCGAGGAGCCGCCGCGAGCAGAGGAGACGCCGACGCCTGACGAGACAGCCACGAAGGCGAACGAAGCTGCCCGTCAGGAGGAAGCGGCGCGCAAGGCCGCAGTGGCTGTCTCCGCCGAGTTCGAACGGTTCCAGCGGACCATGAGGAAGGTCGCGTGAGCACGGGTATTCTGGCGACGAACACACTCCGCTGTCACTCGTGTTCTCACGCGCTCGTCCAGTCCGACGTTGTGATGGAGTTCGTCGGGATGTTTCATCCGCGCCGGATCACGCAAGCTGTGGAGATCCATGCGGACGAACGGCGTCACCGATGCGGCTCGTGTGGATGGGTCAACATCTTCCGTCCTCGGACGCGACACGCTGAGGTTGTCATAAAGTAGGTCGTTAGGCAGGTACACAACTCAACCGCTATGACAGGCCCTTTAAGGCCGGTGGCAACATCACCGGAGGGTCTTTGGTCATGGCTGAAAGCAATGCAGTAGTTGAAGCCCGCCAGAAGTTCCAGGCGAAGCAGAAGGAGTTGGGCGAAGTCTTCGAGGCGGCAGGATCAGACCTCGACTTCTCCCGCAAGGCCGTCCTCGAGAAGTTGGGCGCGACGGATTCCACCGACGCGGTCTCGAAGGTCAAGGCGCGCAATATCGAACTGGAGTCCTTGAGCGCCGAGCTCCGTGCGGCCGAACTCGTGGCAGTACGTGATTCGATGAAG